TCCCAAGATACACCCTGAGAGAGCAATGTATTAAGTCCACTCCCCTGTATTGTGCCTGTCATTGTCAAATCTGTTACACCTGTAACCACTCCACCGTCCATACTTACTGATTCAATCACAATAGCCTTACCAGCAAAAGCGGTAAACGTCGTGTTATTATCAGTGAGTGAAGTCAGGGCATTATCTTTAAAATTCCAGTGACTTGCAATAGAGGCGTTACCATGAACCTCAAGCGAATCTATATATGCAACTCCATCTATGCTAATATCCTTCCACTCAAATCCAGGCCGTCCAAGATCGTGACCATCGTCTGTAGTTGGATTCCAAGAGCCCTCTATATGTAATTCGCCCGAGGAATCTTGACTTATAACTACCCCGCTATTACTGAAAGTTAAAATACTGTCGATTTCCAGACCGAGCGATATATGAGTACTATCTAATTCCGTTAAGCCGTCAACATCTAATAAATTAGCTATCCCGGCGTAATTTGCCCAAATACTATCGGCCTCAAATAAATTCTGATAAACCGAATCTGGTAAACTAATAGTAATAGTTCCGTCGGCGTCGTCGGCAATTGTAACCTCGTAGGCTGTACCAGTAACCCACGAATTAAGATCGGTTGACACTACGTTTTTTGATCCGTCGGTAGCCAATAATCGGGTAGCTGTAGCATAATCCAGATTAGTTAAGTCAGCAACATAAACCGAATCGACTGTAATTATTCTGGCGTCCACACTATCCAGAGTAACCGCTCCAGTTACCCAAAAAGTCCCGGAGACCTTTACACTATCCGTAGCGATCCACAAAGGGGAGAAATTCCCGGCCCCGTCCTGGACCCGGACTAATTCCGCGCCGATCTCACTATTAGAGGTCCCGGTTAGCTGGAGTATGCTTTTATAGTATCGAGAAAACCGGGCGTTACTTCGATCATTCTGGGCGAATACCAGGCTAGTAATTAATAAAATTTTGATTAGGTTTTTCATGGGTTTACTCCTGTTTAAAGTTCTCCAGTGGCGTAATATTCGCCACCGAAAGCGGATATTATTCTCCAGCCGTAGTCGGTTGTAATTGTAACGCTAGCGGCTCCGTTAATAGTTTCCGCGCCTACCGTATCTATAGTAATAGTATTCCCCGAGGCGTTACCCTCTATATCAATTATAATAATAATCCAGCCACTCGGAGGAGAGGCCGGGAGACTAAGAGTCTGAACTCCTCCAGAGCTATGATTAGCCGCTATAAAGCTATCGTCCAGGTCTAGGGTATAAGTGGCTAGTACTACGTTAGTGGCCCCGAATCCAAAACCGCTATTAATATAAAAATATTGAACGCCGCCGGAGGAATAAGCATAAGCTACCTCGGTCCCGCCGGCTATAAAGCTCAGGCGGTCCGATCCGTCGCCGCCTATACCAGTATTAGGATCGGCCTTATTGGGTAATAGTGTCGGATTAGTGATACTGGCTGCCTCGTTTAAAATCGCCGGACCGGCCGCGTCCTCGACTGTTAACTTCTTTTCTATTACCGTATAGCCATGAATTACCAGGGAGTCGGTCCCTATGCTAAGCGGAGCATAATAACCGGCTCCGTCCTGGATACGAGTAACGTCCGTTACTATAGTGTCGTTATTAGTCCCGGTCAACTGGAGCCAGGATTTATAAAAGGCGTTAATTGAGGTTGTGGCCCTCGCGTCGCCGCTCTGACCAAATACCAGGCCGCTAATTAAAATAATTGCTAATAATTTTCTCATAATCTTACTCCTAAAGTGATCCGGTAGCAAAAACAGAATCGTTAAAACTTATTGTAAGCATCCAACCGTAATCGGTATTTAATTTAACCGATCCGGCTCCGTTTATGGTTTTCCCGCCGCCATCAGCTATAACTGTAATATTGTTCCAGGCCGCGTTTCCGTCGCAATCGATAATAAAACCTAGCTGACCGACTAATTCGACCCTGTCCGCGGGTATATCTATTTCTTGCTCTCCCGCGTCTGACCTGGTACTATAAGCAAAAACTTTGCGAGCCCGAAATTCCGTCGAGGCATCAGGATATTCATCATAAGACAACCATAAAGAGGAGGACGATACCATAGATAAAAGTGTACCGGACCCATTGTTATCCATATCGAATACACGGGAGCCGGCCGATATAATTCCTAGTTGGTCGCCCTGGCTTCCTATTCCCGTATTATTGTCCGCCTGGTTTGGTACTAAAGTCGGATTAGAGAGGGTCGCCCCCTCGTCCAGGATCGCGGGTCCGGCCGCGTTCTCGGCTACCAAATTTTTATTAATCTGAGTGTAGCCGTGAATAACCAGGCTATCCTGGCCCAGGGAAAATGGAGCGTAATACCCGGCTCCGTCCTGGATACGGGTAACGGCTATTAATATCGAATCGTGACTAGTACCGGTAAAATTTAACCAGGATTTATAAAACGCGGATATATAGGTTCCGGTCCGGTCCTCTCCGCTCTGGCCGGTAATTACACCTATCATTATAAGAATTGCTAAATATTTTCTCATATTATAACCTTATTATAGTTTTTATACAAGCCGGTGGATCTGAATTCGATCATAATTTATTCGCTATTCCCATAATCCACAGATTTAAAAATGCCCATAGAACGCCCGACAAGGGTATCCCAATAGCAACGGCAAAAACAATTAACATGCGCTTTGTGCCTTTACTCATATTGATCCTTTAGTAATTGCATGGATAGCCAGCCATAGCCCCAGGGGCCAGGTCTAATTCACCTACTCCGTCGGCCTTTTTCGTAGCCGTTTTTACATACATTTGCCAGTAAAATACATCAGGCGGGGTCATGGCCCCCTGTTTAACATATTTTAACCTGGCGTTATCTACCAAAGCTGATTTATCGGGACAGCCGGCGGCTAACATACTAACGTAAGCCTCCTCTATTTCAAAGTACCAGCCAGTTTGCGAATCCGAGGAGTCGACCGTTATAAGGTTTTCATCCAGGGCCTCGTTAGTGGCAATCTTTAAAATAAAGTGCATATTACAAACCTCTACCGAGCTAGGAACCTCGGCAATAAAGTCCGGGGTCGTATCTTTTTGGTAGATAGTCGGCTCGACGGCCTTATCTACTTTAGGTAATAAATCGAAGTTAAAAATCGCGCTAGTATTGCTTGATACACTATAATCGTCCTCCGCTCCGTCTGCATCCTCTACCGATAGCTTTATTTTCAAATCAGTATGAGCCAATAAAGTAAGGTCCTCGGAGGCGTCCCATATTACAATAAAATTCTTTTCCTTGTGGGTAGCGTTATAATTAGTGGATTTTACTACAGCACTATCGGCGTGGATTGTACAGTCATGCCAGGAACCATCGTAATATTTAAAAGAGGTTAACTGCCAGTTCCCGATCGTAGGGTAAATAACTCCGAAAGTAACGGAAACTTTACCTGTATAGGCGTCCAGATTAATAGACTTATAACTCGATCGAACAAGACTCGAGCTTAATTGAAAGCTCTTAACGTCCACTGTCTAACTCCTGGCGGGGCTGGGATTAACCCAGGTCTTTAGAGCGTAGTTTTAAATGCTTACTCCATACCCGTAAACGCCTGGATATAGCCAGGAAAATCCCTAGCCTTATAGGTATCCGTATCATTATTTAGCGTATCCCTGGGCAGTTACTTTCCCACCGGCGACCGCTCCCTTAATAATCTGTATTTTGTAATACAGGGCGAAAGCCGGGCCGGCCTCATAAGCGCTAGCGGCGGCGACTAGATCGGTCTCCGGAGTATCCTCGGCCCAATTAGTCCCGTCGTTACTGCATAGGATTTTAAACTTAATATCCTGGACGGTGGCCTGGATAATGTAGGAAAAAGTCCCATTTAAGGGGGTCCTCATTTCGGACCCGGCCAGGTCGACGTAACTAGCCGTTACGGTTTGTATCGCGGCGGTGGCCTTTTCACTCATAAAATTACTCCTCTGGTTTAGGCGGCTGGGCGTTATCGCTCAGTAGTCCGTTAGGAATACCTACGGCTATAACGTCCTTAATGATTTGAGCGAGATATTTGGCTCCCATACGCAAAAAGATAATTACCCAGGGCTCTATAAGATTCTCCCATAATACTCCGACAAACGGCCATTTAGTTATGTTTAACGTACATATACGGCCTACCCAGTACCCGCCTGGTTGACATTTAGTATGAGAAAACTTAACGACCTTAATATCCCAGCGAGCCAGGACCTCCGGGGTTAATTTCTTTTTAATAATCCGGTTAAGAATTACGCTAATTCCGACGGCTCCGCCGACTAGTGCCAATATCCATTCCATTAATTTCCTCTCATTCGGTTAGTTTAATTAAAATTTGGTCCAGTTTTTCGCCGTTCCGTATTTGAATATCCTCAAAGGCTATAAGTTTAGTCTCTAGGACTACCAAGCGCCCGATCGGGTCCTGATTCAAAAAATCAGCGGATTTTGATACTATTATCGCCTGAGACTCGTCCAGGTGTATAGCGGCATTAACTATATGTCCCTGAGTAGTAGCCCTAAATCCAATAAATAAAGCTATGGCGGTAACAATATAAAAACCTACCTGAATAACGTCCTTTAGGAAAAACCCTCCCGTTTCGCGAGGCGACATAGTTGTACCTACTTAGTTTTGGGTTTAGCTGGTTTTTTAATTTTCCAGCCAATGCTCTCCCGGTGAGCTACGTCCTCAGGATATACCAGGCGGGGGTCGCCGTGTTTGTTAACCATTGCGACCATTTGAATTTTTTTCTTTTCAGTCATTTTATCCCCCTCTTAAGCTAGGCTAATTAAATCAGACCAGCCCTTAGCCAGGTCGCCGGAATTATAAATAGTTATTTTCATCCGCCCGCCCTCGACGTCTACTATGGCCTTATCAAAGGTCTCAATGGTAAGAATATCGCTAGCAGCGTTAGCCTCTAGAAAATCAATAGTAAGTTTATCGGCCGCCTCGATCTTGACCATATCGCCGGTCGTGGCTGTCGGGTCAATTTCAGACAGGAATATTTCGATAATAATATCCCGGCCGTTAACCCAGCGCCTTTTCGATCCGTCCGCGGCTTCCCGCTCACCTACAGCCGTAGGCATATTAATAACTATAGCGTCCTCTTTAAGACCTGTACGGGCGTACTGGGAAACGTCGGGCTCCCCAGCTACTAATAAATCCAGGTCAAAGGGGCCAAAAAACGTAATTTTAGTATCTGTTAAACCCATTATAAGCCTCCTAACTTATGGTTATAATATCAGTCAGGGCCGAGGCTACGCCGGCGGCCTTAACGAATATAATTTTGGTCCGGCCGTTTTCAATATCCACAAAGGCTTTTTCGTAGGCCATCGTAATAACGTCCGACTGTTCGGTAAAGGTAAACGCTACAGAGGTCCCGGCTTCGATGTAACCGACGTCGGCGGTGGCTAATTCGTCGATTGTAACCTCGATATTACCTTCGCGACCGGTAAGCCAGTGTTTTGCGTCGCCGTCCTCGAGGTCCCTGGACCCGCGTTTAGTTTCAACATTGACGCTAATAGCGTCCTCTTTAAGGCCGTTAACAGTTAAACCGGTCCCGCCGGCTATAACCATATTAAAAGGCCCGTAAAAAATTTTATCCCAATTTAGTGCCATAATTACGCTCCTATTTCAAAGTATACTTCGGGGAATGTTAATAATAATAATTTTTCATTTATTAAAGTCGTGGTCCATATTTCTTCCTTTATCCTAATCCTCTTTTTCCCGGTAAAGGCCAAGGTCTTTAATCCAGCTACGGAATCGACTATATCCTGGATCGCCGCCAGGTAAAGGTCGTTTTTCGGATTCATGACAAATTCAATTTGTACCCGGACCCGGTTAACTACCCGGTCCTCAAATTCTGACTCGTCCGATTCAAACTTAAGATTATAGCCGTCGTCCAGTCGGGCCTTGGGAATCATACCGACCTCGGGGTTAAACCATTCGCTAGCAGGGTAATACGTATAGGTCGAAAAACTGGCCTGGATCGCCGCCGATAAATTCTGTAGCCTAGTATCTGCCATTATCGGCCGAAAATAGCCCTAGGGGCTATATCTTGCTCCGTAAGGTCTATAACCGAGTCCTCGTCCAGGTCGACGTAATACTCGGCCGGTATAGATTCCGCTATACCTTTATAATAGGCTCCCAGGTTGTCGTCCTCGTTAGCATACATGATAAGCGCTAAAGCATGGTAGGCGATTTTATCCTGGATTGGTTGGCTGGGTAAGTCCTTAATCTTGGCCAAGTCGGTTTCCAGGTCCGCGTCCGTAGGATTAAGGCCCTCGAGGAGTTTCCCTTTTTTATAGTCCGCTTTAATATCACGGTAAACAATCCGTTTAGCTTGGGTGACCTGGTCACTAAAATCGCTCTGGCTCTCCTGGCTAAAAAGATAATTTGAAATATCCTTTTTAATGGCCTGGAGCGTAGCGGTGTTTACCGTGATATTAGATAAAATAGACATTATTTACTCGGGCGGGGGCTCCTGAGGTTTACTAGGATCGACCGGAGGATCGTTAGCCTGGGCTACTAGCTGGGCGTAAAGTTCCTTTTTCTTGGCTTTCGCTTCGATCGGGACCTCTAGCTTACCTAGCCAGGCCGTAATTTCCTTGGCTGTAATATCATCATAGGCGGGTATAATTTCCGGGAAAGTCTCTATAAAATCATAGATAGGCTCGGGAGCATACTCCCTCCCGTCCAAAAGGTTTTTCTTGGATTTATCAGCCGGCGATTTCAGGAAATTATATTTACAGAGTAGCCAGTAGGCAAACTCCTCGGGCCATTCAGACTCGCCACTAGGAACCTCCAATAATTCGCCCTGGTATCTAACAGGGATCGGAGATCCAGGATTAAAGACCGGGTAAATTTTGGTCGGTTTGATATTCTTAGCTATATATTTAGTTCTCTCCGGCTCGGAGAGTTCCATAGCCTTAGTAAATGATCCTTTCATGTAAGGACTCCTCTCTGGTTTAGGGGATTAGTGAAAAATTTTAACTAACCGCACCGCTACCGTAAGCGTATCGTCGTCCTGGGTCTTGGTAGCCCGTACCCTGCAATATTTCCAAGTAGGATACTCCGAGGCGTAGGTCGGCGTCCAGGCGTGGGTATTGTTCCCTGACAAGAGCGTAGAGGCTACCTTTAGAGAATCACTGGAATCAGTGTTAGCATAGGTCCAAGTCTCCGTCTGAGCCATTGTAACCACATCGGCCACGCTGGCCAGCATACTTTCATTACTATCCTTAAGTACCTTATTCGCGACGGTCGTAGTATTATCGCCTGTGGTACTGGATAAAGTAGCCAGGGTCCCGTAGCTATACCAATAGGTCCCATCGTTACTTAAATCTAAAGCACATACTAGCGCTGTGGTGTCGCCTGTGGCCTCAGTGGCTCGCATTTCAAACGAGAGCCGATCCGGGTACTGGAGCCGACCCTGGATTTTACGAGTTAGGGTTATAGTCGCGGTAGTACCTACCTCGGCGTTTACTAGCGTCGCGGTAGATGATCCGTCAAATAGACCGGTAATTATATCGAAATCCCCCGCCTGAGCGGAGCCGATCCCGAAAAATACAAGGGTTAAAACTAAAAACAATGTTTTAAATTTATTGAACATTATTTACCTCCGGTTATTGTCTGAAAATTTCGGTTTAGGTTGTTTGGTCGGCATAATTGGAAAGCGGAGGGGCCGGAACATAAGGAGGAAAAAAGACCGGCCCCGATCAACTAATTATTACTCGACATCCTGGAGGCTTAATTGCTTCCAGGGGTTCAGGCACATTAATTGAGGATACATAATAATATTGAAATATGTATCGTCACTATTGGACGCGACTTCCTCGACCTTAAAGGGGCCTTTAACTATCCGGTTTTTATTGTCGATCGACTGGATAGGTAGATATTTAAGGGAGAAATCACCCCGGCGGACAAAGTCCATCCGGTTAGCGGCAAAGCCCGGAATATTGATAAGCGGACGCTGTTTAAAGGACAGGCCTTTAAATGATATATCACCGACTTTCATATCAATATAACGCTTGCGATCGCCCATTAAATCCTCGTAAGCGTCGTATAAATCGGACCCGCAAAATATAGCGTTGTATTTTGCTTTCCGGGTATCTACGGCGGTATTGTGCATAGTTCGCATAAGGGCCTCGGTCAATGCCCGATTAGCTCCACCGTTATCGTTAACGTAGCTCTGGAGCCAGGCATAAGAAGCGCGAGCCAGCCCCCCCCAGGTATTGTCGTCAGCAATTTGAAACTGGAGACCGTCTACGTCTGCGCTGGAGTTCCCGGTCCCGTCGCTAAGGGTCTGGGTATTAAGTTCGTCCAGGAGGTCCTCGACGGCTTGCATAACCTCGAGGTTAAGTAAATCATTTATTTTGACGATACCACCATTATTCGCGATAGCTTCCTGGAGACCATCGACCCCGGCAGTTACATAAATACGCTTATAATCGAAAGACAGGAGCCTACGGCTCTGTTTTCCGGCAGTACTCAGGTCGTCACCCTCGATAAACGACCCGGCGGTAGTGTTGCCGGCGTGATGGAATGGAATTTGTAGGCGACCCGGTCCGGGTTTAAGCCCACCGATTAAATTGATAAAGGTTTCATCAAGGGCAAAAGCCTTTTGATAGTCTGAGAGGGGTATAACATTAAGGACGTACTGTAAGTCCGCCGCACGAATACCGGCCATAATAGACCTCCTAAATTATTTAGTGATTAAATAATATCTAGGTATACTCTTTTAGACCGGTAGTAATCTTATCACCCAGCGAGCTACGGTCAGTAACTTCGATCGGCTTGTCGTCCGGGTGTAAGCGCTGGTCCTGAGGAGTATCCAGTTCATTAACCTTGCCAAATACTCCTAACTTGATATACTCCTCGGCCTTATCACCCATTTCCAGAATCGCCTCCGGCTTAAGGTCCTCGGCAAATACTACCTTACTAGTATCCTTGTCGATTGAAATACCTTTAAATACGCCGGTTTCCTGGATCGTTTTAAATTGGGGGTGTTTAGCGATTACCTCCAGCCGTGCCTTAACCCGGTCGGATCGTTCTTTAGTCCAATCGGTTTTCTCGGTCTGGAGCGTGGTAATCTTGGCCTGGAGTCCCTCAGTGTCGGACTCGCTTATAGTGTTTTTAGCGGTGGCTAGGTCGGTTTCGAGGGTACTTACCTTATTTTCGAGGGTAGTAATTGAGGTCGTTTTTGTTTTGTTCTCACGACCGAAAGCCTCGACGGTAGTACCCAAGTCAACTACCAAACTCTCCACTTGCTTTAGGACAGTTAGGACCTCCTCGGCATCGTCGAATCCAGTTACCTTAGAATAGACAGCCCGGAGGGTTTCATTAATTATTTCGGATTTTGCTTTACCCATATTGTAATATTATAGTTTGTTATTATTATTATGCAAGTAAGAATTTGTACACTTATTATTCCCTGTCCTGAGGCTCCCCTTTTTCATACTGGAGACCGTGATCTCCGTCGAATTTTTCCTTATGGTCGTTACTGGCCCCAATAATGTCCTCAGGGACCCCCTTAGGGTAAGCGTCGCATTTTCGAAGATCAAAGCTTAATCTCCAAAACCTTGAACAAGTGTAACATATTGGACGTTCTCCATACATAACTTTATCTCCTATTGAGGCGGGAGGATTCCTAAGAGTTCCCTGATTTCCGCCAGGTAATATTTTATTTTATCCTTAGCCGCCTGATCCCTTATTACATACCAGGCATCTACCGGCTTAACCCATCTCGACCGGTCTAGGATTTCCTCTAAAAAGTATTTTACTCTCCTGGAAAATTCCGGGAGTACGTCGTTACTGGCATGATACACCTGACTAAAGGCCTCGGCCCAGGTTTCCCGCATACTTTCCATAGAGTACTCGCTTACTGATAAACGGGCCTTACTATTTAATCTCCAGGCATCTATAAATTCCTGGAATGTAGAGCGGACCAGGCCGACTGCATCGGTGGCCGCGTAATATTCCGCTACAGCTACGTTTCCCAGGTCCCGCCTAATCCAATTCTCTACCATGTGGCCCCACTCATGAGTTAATATACTCGCCGGGTTAGCACAGCCGAGAGGATGGTATCCACTATTTACCAGCCTGGAGACTGACTTTTTAAAAAAGTCGTAGTTTCCGTAATATTTAGGGTTTAACCCAATCGTATAACCGTCTTGGACAGCGAATCCTATCCAGTTCCGCCGTTTACCAGCCCATTTATACCGCCGTTTATTGGCAAAATATTTCTGACTATACCCTGGAGTTTTGGCTTTATTAGGAATATAGTTGCGGAATGTCCCGACGTATTCCAGCCGATCGGAGACCTCCGGGAAATCCTTAGCCAGTATTTTATATTGTTTATTAAGGTCGTTAGCTGACCGTAATTCCATTCCTATATAATCAAATTGAACATTTTTATAATTATGATTAGCCCAGGCTTCCGCTTGCTTGATAGATTTATGTTTCCCGGCCATATTACTATTAAGGTAGGAGGTTTGACGGATAATAGGCTTTTTAATCCTCCCCTTGTATTTCTCGGCTACCAGGCGGCACTTACAGGAGCCCTGGCAGACACTAAAGCCGGACCGGGGTTTACCTATTTTCCTCCAGGTAGACATAGTTTCCTTGCGGTTATGCCTGGGGGAGCAATCGGGACAGGGTTTTACGGATACGGTAACCCATCTAAACTTCTTAATTTTCTTTTTTACTTGGACCTGTTCGGAGACCTCCCCGGATATATCGCCGGCCCCTCGACCTACTCCCTTACTAATCCCATTTTTTAGCTGGCCGAATAGGCGACCCGATCCCTGGAGATCATTCTCTATTATTCTACGAATCTGATTAGCTGGCATACCGGCGGCCGTTAACCTGGTTACTGTTTTCTGGTATTCACCTAAGAACCTGGTAATAGTCTCCTCGAGTTCGGAACCTATTATTAATTTCATTGCCTCAGTATCTACATAGGTCTGGAAACTTGGCATTATTTAAGGCCCCAGCCGGACCGGAGTATTTCAATTAATTTTATCCTGATATGCTCATCTATTCTTTTGTGGGCGGTCGTAGATATTCCGAACCATTCCCGGACCGGATTATTTCCCTCCCCTTTTTGATGGTATCCGCCTATTTCAGTCCTTGACTTCGGGCAGATTAACACGGCTACAGGTATCCTCCTGGTAGCTCTTTGGTTAACATAGGAGTTTTGCATTATACCCTTTTCCCATAGTATCCGCCGGGGAAACTCTACGCCTTTAGATCGCTTGGCTTTGATCGTGGCCGGTAGTAAGGGAGTGAGTGGTTTACCTTTAATATCGCGTCCGTATTCAATCCCGGCAGTAATATCTTTTTTAACAATATCGGCGGCGTCGTTTACTATTACCGGAGTAAACCTTTTTAAGGTCTTTATAGCCAGGCGAATATCGAAAGTATCCGTTACGGTCTTTACGGCCATTGATTCGCTTTTATTCCAACTATATGATTTAGTTTATTCTTTAGTCGGCGAGCCAGGTAGGTTATACGATCGGCCCTGGAGCCGGCACGGTAGTACCCTCCCAAAAGTAATTTATCTACATAAGCCTCAATTATGGCCTGGGCTTCAATAGTCAATATTAACCTCCATAGAGTCCAGGGACCGCTTAAGTAAGTATTTCCCTTTATATAGCGGGAGGCTCTCTTTAAAGGCCTCTGCACACAATTTATTATCAAATGTCCGGCGATACTCTAAATACGTATAGCGGCCATGATCCAGGGGACAGGGAGCGCCGACAATATCCTCTAGCATTTCCCGATCATAGATAGAAATTAAGGTATCAACTCCGTCGGGTTGGATTATATTATATTCCCAGGAGGGGCAGGGTAAATTCAGCCAAAAACCTACCGTAATAGTAACTATATAAACCCACTTCATATTAGGGCTCCAGGTTATCCAGGATTTCCAGGCCGAAACGCTCGCCCTCCTGGGCGGCCTGGATCAATTCCGGTAAATGGTCATCTAAAAAAGCGTCCGCTATTTCCTCCAGGTATTTTTCAGGGTTTTTAAAAAATCTGTCCAGGTCAAACTCGCGGAGGATCGCGTCGGCATCGTCCTGGATTGCTTCCTGGATCGCGTCGATTTTATCTATATGTTTATTTATCAGTTCCGCCACGTTTTCCACCTCTCATATTACCAAGTAGCCCCTGGGATTCTGCTATAATCCCCAGGTCCTTTAATAATTTGCGGTTTTCCTCGATGTATTTGATAGCGGTATCCCGATCGCCGTAGAAATCCGGGTGAGCCCTGAGTACCCACTCAATAGGATTGCTGGTCCCGTCCTGCCATTTGTTCTGTTCTAGTTCGTACTCCTCTTTTTCATCGGTTATGATTTGAGGCTCCATATAATCAATAACCAGGTTATCCAAGACCTTTTCGTCAATTAGCTTATCTGTTACCTGAGCGACCTCGCCCTTGTTCTCGGCTCCTCTATGGTAATTATGTACCCGTACAAGGGCCGTAATTAGTTCCATATCGCTATAACGGAAATTATTAATATCTTTACTCCAGCGCTGGAGGATCGGCTCTTTACGGAGCCGTAAGGCGATCCCGCTTATATCTTGCTGGAGCTTGGTTTTTAGTACAGAATCTACGTTGTGCATAGAGCCCAATATATCGGCCAGGCGTTCGATTAGGTCCAGTATTTCCTTATTATACAGGTCCGCGCTCAGAATTTTAGCGTCCAGGGTGTTTTCTTTACCTGGCAAATTTTGCTCTTTAAATACCGGATTACGTAACCCTACTTTTAATTGGCCTTTATCACCCTTATTCCCGGCTGGATCAAAGTTTAAGAATAGTATTCGGATAGTTTCCTGGATACTATCATCCTGGGTAACGGTAAGTAAAATATTCATTGCCCGGACTAGCTCTATTATGGAGTCTATTCCCGACCCCCAATAATCAGCCGGATCGGCCCGATGCTGGTATTTAACCCAGGGCCATATTCCCCCAGGCTGGACTAGGTCTTTATTATCCCCTACGGCTCTTTTAGTATCTGCTATTATACTCCGGCTTTCCGGTTCATATTTAATGTCCCCTTTAGCCTCGAACAGCGTTTTATTGTAGTGGTCCCATACGATCCAGGTTTTTTCTTCCATCTGGTTATAGGTCTCGTAAGCAATAATCGCGGCCTCCTCAATAAATCCGGGGTAGGTATGGACCCTGGTATTTCCGATATTAAAGCCGTTTTGGATATACATACGGTCCAATTCCTTATAGTAACGGGCCTGGACCAATATAGTGTTATGTAGGATCGTCCGCTCCTGGTTTTCGTTAAACCTGGTAGCGTATTTAGTCTCGTTAAGTAACTGGCGGATTTTTGCCAAGTCTTTATTGTTCTTATCTAATGCCCCTTTTTCGGTGAGAGCCTTAATTATCGGAGGCTCATCGTATACGTGACTAATCCGATCTATAAAGGCCGGGACAAAAAAGTCCAGGGTAATAAGTTTCATATAACTAATATCTTTATCATCGAAATACTTTTTAAGGTCCTGGAGTAACAGGTCTCTAATCCAGGCCGTATCTATATCGTAAAAAATGTCCCGTATTTGAGCGCGAGCTACACTCGTAGCGTCCATTTCCTTACGGGCGTACATGTTGTTTAATTGCCAAATAGTAATAGCCATTTAGTTACCTTTCATCTTATAAAATTCATCCGCGAATTCTAACCATATTAGGGCGTCTAAAGCATCAGACCCGTGAGTCCGCTCGTCGTCGTCCTTATTTTTACCGCCTTTGTCGTCGCCCTCGTTTTGTCGGAGGTCAGTGAGTAAATAGGTGGCCGTAGGCACTATCCATAAACGAACCAGGTCGGAGGCGGTTTTACAAAGTGAATTAACAATATTAACCCTATTGTTAACGCTGGGATTATGGGAGGGTACTCTCATAAAAACCTTATAACCGGCCTCCCTGAGGGAATCCCGGATAATTACATAGTCGGTAGAGTGGTCCTTATGGCCCTCCCATTGTCCCGAGGCGTCACCTGTTAAAAATATTGTTTTGTTTTGGTGATCCTCCATATAGTCTAGGAATAAGCGAACGGCGGCGGGGGTTTTGGCAAATAAAGGAATGGAAATCTCTTGTACTATTTTTACGGCCTTGTACTCACGGCCGGCTTGGTAGGCTTTTGTCATTTGGCCAACCTCCCAAACCATAGGACTTTTATTAAAATCGCAGGTTAAAATTACCGGGCGGTCAAGGTCCCTAACTGTTTTATCGGCGTCCTCGTTTTCCTGGCTAAAAGCATAATAGAGTAGCCCCTCGTAACCCTCAAAGCTCCCCTCGTATTCCTGGCGGAATGTCCGCGGGTCCAGGGTACGCCTAGCGCTCTCTATTTCTGAGACAGGGAGTACATCGGAACTAAACCAGGAATAGAAACAGACCTCCGGGTCCTCAGGGTTAAGGCCATAAGCTCCGTAATAGGGTATAGTCGGGGGAAGCGCTCCCCCGGCGTTATAGCTAGCCATAGTAAAATAATGATCCCGGCCCTCAGGAACTCCCTCCAGGATCGCCCAGCCGTTAGTATCCGCCAGGGCGGGTCTTATGTTTTCGGCCCAGGCCCTAGGCTTAATATTTGGGAATTCTGTTATAATACAGCCGTCCCAGGGCTGGCCCTCTATTCGCTCCGGTCGGTCCAACCCGATAACGTGGACCTCAGTACCATTAAATAAATTAATAACCAGGTCGGACTCTGAGGGACGACCTACAGTAAAGATTTTTAGATAATTTTTAAGATCACTCCAAAATATTTCCTTAGCTTGTTTACGGATCGGAGCGCCGGCGAAATACCTCTTATTTACCTGACCTATGGATTCGTAAAACAGGCGGCGTTTCCCGAGGAGCGTTTTCCGGGACCGGCGACCGGCGCTTAAGACTTGGAACCGGTGGGCCTGGGGGTGGAGTGTCCGGCGATTCCGTAGGAAATGGGACTGTATCGGCGTCAAGGGTAGTAAGGCCGGCGGCAATTTGATCGACGACGTCCTGAGTAATTCCTTGGCCTCGGAATGGATCATTTATATTTTTCCATCTATCGGGATTCCTATTACAAAGGGCAAAAATAATAGCCGCGACGTTAGGAGGATAGAATTTTGTAACGTATTTCGTAGTATCGAATAATACGCCATACTTATTAAATTTTTCCTCGGTTGTTTTCTCGGTGTATTCAAAACCAAATACTAATTTTTTTAGCCCTATTTTCTCTATTCCCTGGGCGACTGAGTCGTCCCACCATTTCTCGCGGCCTTTTTTTAAGGCGCTCGCGAATGTTCGCGTATGTTTAAAAAAAGTAGTACGCCCAATCCCTAGAGCCTTAGCTATCTCGATATTAGTAGCCCCCTGGCTGGCCAGGGTTTCGGCTGTTGCTATGTGTTTATCAGTCGGCTCGTATTTAGGGTTAGCCATATACCACGCCGTCTATTTTGCTTATCGTGTCGGCCTATGCGTTGGCCGGGTCGGGTATTTATCTTAATATTGGGAGTTGCTTTTTCATTCACGTATATAATATATAATTTAGTTTTAATGGGTATCCATAAAGAATATTTACACCAAAACTAATAGACCCGGAGGCGACTCCTCCGTAGAGGAGTCAAGCAATTAGGCCGCCGGGCCCATAATGGTATAGAGGTAGTCTTAAATAACTGCCGAAAATCCGTAGACTTGTATATAGAGACCCATACCAAAACCGGTTTTACATTCATTACAGTAGAGGCTATTAGGGTCCAAGGCCGAGGTATTAGCTGACCTACAGGATGGGCATTTAAGGCCGTCCTGGGCCTTTATTATAGTGGGTGGGATAGGATTGAAAGTAAACCGGCTTTTATGCTTGTTAGGGATCAAGTTGTCAGTCATAAATAAACCTCACTAATTTAATTTGTCGTCGTTTTTTTATTCCGTCATTTCTCCGCGAATAAGTACGGACCGGCCAGCCTTTAGCTCTTAGCCGTTTAAGCTCCTCTCTCAGGTATTCTATGTTTTTTGAGTTCTCCGGTAGCCAGGGGATTATTACCTGAGTATAGGACATTTAGTCCTCCTGTTTTTTAGTTACTGGAAAATACGGCGTAGCGGGATAATCCTTACGGAGCTTATCCTTATCGTCGTATACTGGAATGAACCCGGTACTCCCGTCGATCTTAACCTCTATAGGGCCTACCTGGGTCTCTGTTTTTAATTCCGCCCAGGTGATTATTACCATAGGACAAAAGTATTTTTTAGCTTTCAGCATATTAAAGCCTGTTTATGAGTGTATTAAAAGCCAGGTCGCCCAGGCGTTTAGCATATTCACATAAATTTTTAGTACGACCATAGGTAACCATTGTTAACCGGCCTCCCTGGGCGGCAGTAATAAGGATTACAACGTCTTGGGCGTGTAGCTTAGATATTTGTTTAGCGGTTTCTATAGTGGGGGTTTCTTTAGCCATTGTTTCCCCTTGATACTATCCTGGTATTACCTGGCATATATCCGACCTTAAAAGGGTGTTTGCGGCGCTTATTTGATACTATTAGGTACGGAGCACAATTATGGACCAAAACAGAGGTAACGATCCCGGAATATTCGCGGGTATCATAGGGATTATTTTTTACGCCCTGGTCCCAGGCTACCTCGTCCCCAGGCTTAAACATAAGATTAAGCTCGTCCGCTATTAGCGTATTTAACTGATCCCGGCGCTCCAGGAATCTAGCCAGATTACGCTTAATTTTCATTTTCATAAGTGAACCTCCTGGTAGCGTTTAGCGATCCTACGGCGGCGACCATAATCCAAACAGGGAATATTAACGATACGGTAATCGTCGTTAAGTACGACCCTCAGGATAAAATTAGGGAGTGATATACCTTTGTATTCCTGAAAATACTGAGATATTTCCCAGGTAGTCCGGGGGCCGATATATGGGATAGGTTTTAGAAATTTCTCGATCCGGTGTTTTTTAGTGGTCCCTGACATTATCTACCTCCTGCTATTATAACGTGATAAGAAATAATCCCCTCCTCGCCCATTTCCATAACTACAGTATCGGAATGAGGGATAAATACCCAGGTAGAGCCGGGGTACTCAATAGTTAGAATTAAATTATTTAAGGCCATAAAATCAAGGGTTAAGTCTGTAGCTATTGAATCCTTGAGGCTTATCTGCTTTACCGGTTCCGGGCCTTTGATTGAGATTAGAATAACAATTACAAACAGGATTAAAAACCCTGCCATAGCTATATAGGCCGGTGAATTCTGTTTAGCTGGGTAATTCATTATTTCCCTCCCTGATTTGGTTTTGATGGCTCTATGAGTCCCACGGCGTAGGATAGATCAATAATTTCCTTAATCATTATATTCCAGGCCCTAGCCATTTCGAGGGCCTCCAGAGCGTAAGCGATCGGTAATATAAAAATCCGAAATATAGCTGGCTGGAAATTATCAATAATTCGATCAGCCCGTTTTTCCGCTATGTCGTGTAGTTTATTAATTATTGCGCTCATTATTTTACCTCCATTTGCTCGGCGATTATTTTATGTAAGATTCCGCCGGGTTTTATTCCATAATCTCCCAATACTCCAAAAACTTCTAAAATAGCCCGTGCCTCTCGCGGAGCTAATAAATGTTTAACGACCGGTATAGATACGTAGCTTTCCCACCTGTCGGTAGTTTCTAAAGGGTTTGATAGGTTACTGGTCGACTGGACAATATAGTCCATTAAAGTATTGTAAGTGTCGGGGTGTATTTTAATCATTATGTTCCCTCCTTGGAGTCCTAACAATTGTATTAACGCAAGCATGATATACCGCGCCGTTACTTAATTTAATCCCGTAAAAAATCCTCTGACTCTGAGTTTTCCCCCAGGTTAATAGCATACTAGCAAAGGGGGAACTATCGTTCCTAGTGGCTACTATGATTGTTTCTACTTTATCCGGGGAAATTGTCGGAGCGTCCCAGGGTATCCATTCCGGCGAGTCTAAATCGCGGTAAGCTACTGGTATTATATCTGCCATTATTCGATCCTCCCATAAATACTCCCTAGTAACATTTCTTTAAGTCGGGCGTCTATGTCTATTTGATGCTTTTTATAATCCTCCGGCTTACAGGTAGAGGAAAACTTAATAACAGCGACGGCCTCCACCTCGATTTGCCCGATAAGTGGCATAAAGCCAGGCGCGGAAACTTCCCTAGTCATAATTCTGATATTGTCGGGGCCGATCGACTTAACCTCTCCCAAGGCGTCGATAATCCGACTTAACTTATGGTGGGCGGCCGGGTTATGTTCGACCTCAAGAATCTCCAATATATCGTATAAATTTTTAATTATCGTTTCCATTATTTTACTCTCCCTCTACGTTTCCAAATCTTAAGTAATTAATTTTATGGCTAAAACTCTTATAGCCCGAATAAGCCCAAAACCCCCAGGTATCCAGGGAAACGAGGGAATTTTTCATAATTTTAATAATATCCGGGACTCTAATATCGGAGTCCTGGGAGTACCTGGTAACGTGCATAGACAATAATCGACCTGGTAAGGTTAATGTGTCCACTATAAAACTCTCCCTGTTTTCCAATCCAGGCCCAGGCGCTCAAATTCCGATCGGAGCCACAGCCGGACCAGTTTTAAGTCTTTTTTATGGTATAAATTCGCCCGGAGGGTCAAGGCATTAAAACGTTTAAGGCCTCCTAATTTTTTGATCTTGAAAACCCGGTAAGCCTCCGGATCGATCGAGCCTAGTAACTTATGACAATATGCACAAAGACAATCTGTATTTCCCTGGTCGAATCTAGTACCCTGGCGGCCCCTCCCGAAATAATGGGAGCAATGTATAACGGCACGACCCTCGCTTACTTCCGGGTTAACTTTTCGGCCGCAATTTTCACAAGTCCAATTAGCCAGGTGGCGGATCATAATACTATATTTATCATCCTCGAGCGATCGTTTAATAGTCGTCCAGGATTTCGATTTATTACGCTTTTTAGGCTTAGGATATTGCATTTAAAGTAAAACTATAGGGGTGAATTATTACTTTGTTGTAATTCGGCTTGTAAATGGATCTGGACCAAGCTATAATAATATTATTCATTTGTTATAGACAGATCAGCTTTAAGGTTAACTTTTTGTATAAACGGTAGCCCGAGACTAGCGCTTAATTCAATACTGGTAATTAATAAATCGTAGCTCCGCCTACAGCCTAACCAGGCCTGCCTAATATCATCATAGGAGTAAATAGAGTTTTGGGCTATTATTGTTAATATTTCTTTTTCCATTTTAATTAATGGCCGACCCTGGGGCCTTTTGCACTACTATCAAGGAAGCTAAGGAAGTACTCCCGGAGCCGGCCATATTTAATTTATCCCGTTTTCTGGCGGACCTTTTTACCGAAGTCCTTAACTTTCTTCCCCAGGACGTCGGCATCCTGTTCAAGTGTATCCAAAACTTTACCAGCATCTAGGACTTCTTGAGCCTCTTTAATAGCATCCTCCAGGACCGCGTCCAGGGAGTCCTTAGCGGTAGGTTTAGGGATAGGGTCGGGGGCCGGCTGTCTGCTCTGTATCGTGAACCTATTCCATCGGACCCGGCCGCCCTCCTCAAAACCAAGAGCGAGGACCTGGTTACCCCCTGGTACTTGCCTGGCAAATAGAAAATTACCGGCATCGTCCGTAAAAGCAATCGGGGGATTTAACCAGGTTTTTACCGGGGTCCAAGCAAGAACCATAATAAGGATTGCTATAGCGGCTATCATTAAAAGGGTCCAGATATTTTTAAAATCCGGGCCTTTATATTGGATCGGGATAGTTATTTTTCTTTTATGTTCCATTTACTACCTTTCTGTTAGGGTTTTATGTTATCCTCGTTTATGCTCCTCGTCCTTTCGGAGACAGCATTTTTTAAATTTCTTGCCACTCCCGCAAGGGCAATAATCATTTCTGCTTACCTTACCGCGTTTAAATTGCTCGGGTGTTGGACTAATAGGAATAAAAAAAGCCTCCTCCTCGGGAGTTTCTATAAACTTTTTTTTAAGGTCCTCCATTGAAAAAATCTCTCCTGTTCTAGTATCCATTTGCTACCTCTTTTTTATGCCGGATCGCTATTTACGATCCTGGTTTTAGAAATTTCTATAATCGCGTCGTGGTCCTTAGTAGGAATACCTGGAATTTCGACGTTTGAATAAAGACTTAATACGCCGCCGTTAATCGGCATAGGGACCTGACACTCATAAGAACCCATTGCACAACATTTCTTAGGTTTTTTAATCATTATTTTGTTCCTGTTTCATTTGATCCCAGCCATATTCATCGAGGCACTTGCCTGCATACTCTCCATTTTCACTTCTACAGCAGCTTTGCTCAAATAAAATATCGTGGTATTCACAAGTATTATCCATGCATGGCCTTAAAATATCCACGTTATCATCATGCCCCTGACACAATTCCGGTGGCTCAGGTCTTAGTCCATCGTCACAATAGGGCTTGTGGCATATCGGGCAGAGATTTTCTTTATAGGATTTGTTCGATTCCAGCATTCTTTGGACATGTCGAGCCAATCTTTCACCTTTAGTAAAATCTCTGTTGCTGTTACTTCCCATCACTCACTCTGATCCTTTCTCAAAGCATTTCTTGATATGATTTCCCTTTGTTGGTTATCAATAAATTCAACCATGCAGGAGTTCATTTTACCACGACACAGAACAATACATTGCCGGCCTTTCATCGCACTCCTCTTAGGATTATTACTCCATGTGTAGATATAAGCTTGGGGCATCACCTACTCCTTTGAATTGGTTATGATTCATTTCTCTGTTTCCTCTATAGCTTAATTTCCTACTCTTATTATATCCGGTGCATTGGAGCCGGGTGTATAAATACTTTTAGTAAGTTGATCTATCACCGCTTTTTTATTTGGGTATTTCTCTATCATAGGGCAAAGGCCTTTATCCCAATTATTTTTTACTATTCTCCCGGCGGCTTTTCTGGCGGCTTTTTCTGTTAAATTGATAAATATATAATCCCCTGCTTTCGGTTTATAGTTTGGATCATAGCGGTCGAAATGCCAAGATATATGTATCATCGTCCCATTGCATCCGGCTTCCCTACAATTAATCGAAAAAGGCGTAACGGCATCCCTTGAATTCCAGACAGTTATTTCCCTCCGACATTTTTCACATTTATACAACATATGGCAAAAAGCCTCGACCTGTTTATGTTTATTCATTTTTTAACCTCCTGGTTATCGCCGCCCTTTTACCTGGGGGCAAATTATTAAATAATCGCTGGAACCGCTCCGGGTCGGTCCTGGATAGGGTCGCCATGCGTGAAATATGGGCCTTATGGCCACGTTTTCTATGGGACTCGGGTATATTACCCCTCTTTACACATATCCACGTATTTACGGCGATTATACCATTTAGCTCGGGCCTGTTTACAGGCCGGACATAACCCATCAGCCGGCGGGAGGGTATCAGAGTCGTAATAATTACCGCACCGAATAAATATAGCGTATATCAAAGATTGAGCCGGTTCTGGACATTTTTAGTCCTGGTATGGTAAAGATCGTAAATAGCCAGGTGTTTAACCTGTATATTTTCGCCTGGTATGGTTCTATCCGATCGGTCAGATATTCCCTCTTTTATAGCCGCGTCTATGTCCCTGTCAAATTCCGCTCGAGTTACTCTGGTACAGATTGACCCGTTACTTAATTTTATATCTACGCAAGTGGTCCCTACGTTGTCTATTGTGATTGTATTATGACGAATAACCTTAGCGATCCCAATAGCTTTTTTTACCTGTTTTGGTCCGATCGGCCGGCGTACTACGTGGACCACTTCGCCGGTAATAGTACAAACCCTATTTTTTGGAGCTTCCTCTAAATTATGGCTTTCCAATAGTTCCTTAACCCGGCCGCAAACTACATTGATACCCAATCTTAGACCGTCGTTTATTTCCATCCTGGTAAATCCAGCCTTGTTACTGCTTATAAAATCCAGTATTATTTTTTGCTGGGGGCCTATTTTACCCTGAATATTTTGATAAGCCTCGCGGCTAGTATTTCTAACGGTCATATAATTAAGCCCCTTTGATCCAACCCATACAGGTATCGGTATCGGCGGTAGGTTTATGCGTTTTTTCGCAAAATTTACCGAGGCGCCATATACAAGTCGCGCAAATTTCCCGAGGCGGCGTCCATCCTCGGCTAGGATTCACGATTTTAGTTACAGGCGGTTTTTTATCAGTCATAAATTACCTCCAATTTTTGAGGGGCCGATATTGACTTACCAATCTTGAAAATAGTCGTATCGAATTTGCCAACCCGATCCCGGCCCCTATCATTATTGTTTATCCCTCCAGAGAGAACTAGCGGTATTTCTTATTGTTTCGTCGTGTTTATTGATATTGTGTAATGCCGATCCGATTACCCAGCCAAGTAAAAATAAGAATACTCCGGCCAGGGCTACGATCCCGATTAATGCAAATGCTGTTTTAAGCATGAGCTTCTACCGATTTTTTTGTTTTTTCATATAATTTAGCCTCTGCCTGTGTCATTTTATAGCCTAACATTTCCGGCTTATTTTTACACTCAGGATTTTTACAGTAGCCATGAAATCCGTGTGTATGATCTACTATTTTTTTCCAATTACATTCGGGACATTCAGCGAAATAATAAACCTTATCAGTTCCACCCTGGCTGGGTTTATTGTTATCTCCCTGGTATGGGCTGGACAGCCAGTTACGGAAAGCCGCCCGGTAATCCTTATAGACCTTACCTTTAGCATCCAGGTAGTCGTTAAACCGATCCAGTTCCGTAGTTATACTAACTCCTGGGTATTTACTGTAAAGAGTATTTAAAAATTCAGGAGCCCCTAAGGACACACGGCTCTTTGTATCCTTTACTTTCTTTACTCTCTTTACTTTACTTTGTCGGTTATTGTTAGACTTCGGCTCAGTGAGAGGGGTATCGGTCGGAGTTATAGATAACTGGGAGGTATTAATCTCCGGCTTATCCGGCGGATCGGTCTTACGACGGGAGTAAACAGGCTCGACAATTTCTATAAACCCGTCGGACCATATAGTACCCGATCGGTAGAGGTCCGGGTCTATCGCGGCCAGGTTAGCCATAGTATCTAGGATTTCCTTAGCCTGGCATTGATCTACCCCGGTTCTGGCCGCTAAATACTGCCAGTCGGCCTCGGCTACCAAGGCGTAATAGTGTCCCTCAGTTTCTCCCAGGAGTTCCCGGAGCTTATAGTAAAAGGCGTAACCGTCGTTTCCGAATTTCTCCTGGAGTATATACAGGGTCCTACCAGGATTACAGTAATGAGGGAAATACTCTACGGTCGCCCGTCTAGGTCTACTCATTATAACCTATCCGGTCTTTTATTTTCTGGATCGCGTTACCGTCTTTATGAATATCCAGGGAGTCAATAGTCGGTTTATTCGCTATTTCCTTAGTAAGCATATTTAGCCGTGACACAGCCTCGACCTGGAGTAGTCCAGCCGTATTTTCCAGGTGGGAAATCATAGAGCTGATTATATCCTGGTTTGTCCGGCTCTCCCTGGATCGCTTGCTGGCTATTTCGGTCTGGATTAACTGGAGGATGCTCTGGACCTGGTCGGCGGGTATATCGGCCGATTTAGTTATATTTAGATTTTTCTTAAGTAGGTCCCGGAGCTTGGCTTTAACAGTTGCCTCTCCATATAGCTGAGTTGCGGAGTTTAGGATTGCCTGGAGTTCGACGTTAGTGGCAAACTTAATTTTACCCTTATCCGGGGCGTCAGGGTCTTGGTCCTTTATGGCCTGGCGGCGCGCTAATTCGTCCTTAGCGATCTTTTTAACTTTGGGATCACTAGCCTTAACAGCTAGGTATTCAGATAGATACTTTTCGGGAACCTCCGTAATAGGTTTATCCTTATGGGCTCCGAAAGTAAGTATATATATACCGGACGTCCGGGGTTCGGCCTTAGTGGCTTTTTTAGTTGTATTCTGAGCCGGTGGGAGGCTATCCGCGTCGACCCCGTCGTCAATAGCAAATAGACCGTTATAAGTGTATTTTCTGGCATAGCTGGAGGTCGCCCCGGTAAGCTGGGCGGCGGACATTCCCTTACGCTCCTCCTCCTCCCTAGCAAAACCCGGAAACTTGAGGGTCTTTTCGATATTATCCAGGTCCCGAAGTAACGCGGTAGGTTTTACGTAGGTCCTATCCCCGACCATAACAATATCGTCGGTAGTGGTGAGTAATAAATTATATTTAGCTAGTAACGGCTTAGCGGCCTCCAGTATATCCTCGGCCGATCTATATTTAAAATTACCGTGTTCGTTATACTGCCCTTTCGGAGCGTTAAGCTCTGCCTGTATGGCCGCGAGCTTTGTGTAAATGTTTAGAGTTGCTTTGTCAGGTTGACCCATTGTATTATACTCCTGTCAGGTTGTTGGTTTAAATCGGTATTTAGCCCTCGGGATTATCCTCCTGGGGGCTAATCAATTTAGTGTCTATAATCTTTATTTTCGAGCTATTTCCACTCTTTAAAGCTCCAATAATCCAGCCCCCAATATCGCTGGCCATAGTTGATAACTCCCGCTCCGGGTCCCAGGTATCCCTAAAGTGCCGCTCGATATTAGCGACGGCGGAGTATGGATAGGCTTCATGTAATAAATCCTCGATATAAATAGCCTGGAGAGGGGAAATAGTACCCCCGGACCCAGGAGGGTTTCGGAGGCGATCGGTGGCGCGACCTACCGGGGGCTCAAAACTGGACATAATACCGCACTATATTTAACAGCATTAAAAACACTATTAAGACAATGCAGTAAAAGAGGCCGTTATCGGCAATATACGACCCTATACGATCTATTAAATTTAGCATTATTTACCTCCTGGGTAATTTTAAAAAAGCAAAGAGGCCTTGACCCCCAGCGCCTTAGATATAAGCGCCTGGACGTCGAGAGGTACGCGCCGCGATCCATCCACGTATTTATACGTAAGGACGGCGGTTTTACCTATCCTATTGGCCAGCCAGGACGTTTTACGGCCCTGCTTTTTCAATACTTTTTTTAATTTTGTCTCGGTTGTCATAGCATCTAATTTAATGTATAATTATATATACAGTCGAGGCAATAAATCCACAAAAAAGATTTACACTTAATTAGTGTGTGAATAATTCCTGGCCAGCCAAACCCCCGGTTCGGTATCTTAATCGCATGAGATTTAACTCCGAGGGCCTGTTTTGGGTCTACGTGGAAATGATCCGCGGGAGCGGCCGCGCTCCCCTGGACTTCGTTCTGGACGTAGCTACGAGAGACGAGGAGGCGGCCAGGTATATATCTCGCCTCCTGGAACAATTCAGTCCCGTTTTCCCTCTCTGGCAATTTGGACCAGATTATAGCCAATCAGATACTCGCCTGGTTATTTTATAGGCGGGTTATTAACTATTAATTACCCATTCGCTCAGGAATGTTTCTGCCGCCGGGCATTTTGGCAAAGTCATTTTCTGGTTTCTGTAAGCGCGAGGTATTTTATGGTTTGGCAATCGCCCATCTATTCTTAGCTTTACGTCTTTTCTGCATTTAGGGCAAACAACAAGTCCTCGATTTCGGCTAATTTTTACACATTTTACGGAATGATCTGCTAGGCTCCGCAATATTTCACTGTGTAATCTTTTTGCCGTTTCGCTTTTGTGAATGACTCCGACTAAAGTATGGTGAGTGCTGTCTAATATACTAGCCATTACTAATAACTTGACCTTATCCTCTCTATCCATTTACTCCTCGCTTTCGATTAAATTAAAAAGAGATTTACGGATCGGACCGGAGACCTGGCGCTTACCATGCTCCATTTCACTAATCTTATTCTGGCCGCCCTGGCCGTACCCTAGCCGGTCGGCTAATTCAGTCTGAGTATAATTAAGAGCCGCACGGACGGCAATAACTAACTCCTGGCCATTGAGGAGTTTCAGGTATTCTGATCCTATAACTGCCATTATGGCCCCACTCTCTTAAGGTACATACTAAAATTATGGAGCCGGGCGCGGTCGGACCTACTTATTTTACTGGCCATAAGGTTTTATCCTTTCCAGGTAATTACCGAATTGTCCCAGCTTAACAGTGGCTTTATTTACTATCGCTTGGATTTCCTGGAATGTATGCGGCTTAGCAAGAGTCCATAGGTCCGGTATATCCTCCGTAGATTGATCTATTATAGAGTCGTGAACATTCGCGATCTGGCTAGCTATCTTAGATAACTGTAGCTTATAATGGGTAATGTCATCTCTCTGATATTTGCTTTTTCCGAAATCCATTATTGACCTCCCTTAAGCCGGCCTAACAAAATTTTAGCCTGGCCGGCTGTGAATTCCTGGGTAGTCCGGGCGAATTTTAAAAAGACCGGATCAATTGCCGCGCATCTCTGACAGGTCCTCTCGTTACCATTCCCGGCAATAGGCATATAAAGCGGTAAATTAGCACTTGAGAGCCGGATCGTACCGTCGGCCTTAGCCCGGTCCACTACGGCTATAATCTGGCGTTCTAAGGCCTTATTTATCATGCTTAGAGCCTCCGGCGTGGATTGACCTCCAGCCTGGTTAATTAAGGCCCTGAGCTTAGTTATTTGTATTATCATTAAATACCTCCATTTATTTGTGAAATTTCGGCGGGTTACCATAGACAGCCTCGTAATGGTCCGCCGCCTTTTTTAAGTTCCTTAAATTACCCCGGTGTAGTTTTCTGGCAATTTTTAAATTATCCAACATATCTACCAAGTGGGCCGCGCTATCTATAGCGGCGTAGTGAATATCTAGCCAAGTCTCGTATAACCGTTTTTCTGTTAATTTTGCCATTGTTTACGCTCCTATTCTACCCTAGTTTTAGGGGCCGAGTGGTCAATCACGGCCAGCCGGTCTAAAATCTGGTTTATTTCGTCTTTGGTTTTAGTTATATCTGGATTAAGATATTCGGCCAATTCGGCCCCACAATCATATTTCCCCCTAAGTAGGCTGTACTTGGAATACAGTACAATAAGCCGAAGTTTGAGGGCGGCTATTTCAGCCGCTTTTTTAAGTTCCATTCTTTACCTCTCTATTTAATTAGCCCCGAGAACCCATTCGTCGCAGGACGGACTCCATAGGTACGTAGCCCAGGCGTCGATTAATGTATTAGGCTCGTCCATAAATTTACTGTGGTGAGCCCCTACAGTTATTTTAAAAGAGAAATCAAACCCCTCGCTAGTGTAGGGCTCAACCTCCTCGACTACTCTTATCACCGGTCCAAAATGAGGGTTATCCCGCCGGATTATATCCTCAGTTAATTTGTTAGGTAATACCATTTAATACCTCCTAAGTTAATTAGCTCCCGATCCTGGAGTCGAACCAGGAGGGGCCGGACACACGACCTCGTCCAGTTATCGGGTTTAAATTCCGATAGCGTTACCGTGTTTAGCTATCGTTTCCAGAGCCTTACAGCTAGAAAGCCCCTTGGCAAAAGCTCTCGTTAGAGCTATTATTCTAAATAGTAGCTCCTGGACCTCCTTTTCGATAGCCATTAATTCCCCGGAGAATTGATTAACTTTAAGGCTGGCCTTTAATTTCTACGTCTACGCCCATACGGCTAAGAGTGTCCCCAATATTCCGGGGTATATCCTCGCCTGAGGGGTCGTAATCACCGAAATAAAGTATTACCGGGTCCTGGCCCCTATCCATTGCCTCGCGGAAACGATCGGCGGCCAAATCAAGATACGTAAGACTAGGATAACCTTTACAGGGACAAAGGGCTACGCCTTTACGCGAGCAAGGCCGAGCGAATACTCCCTGAAGAGCCTTTTTTTCTATGAATACCTCTACGTAATACGGCTGGTTTTCCCAGCGATTTTTCGCGTATTCGTTCATCCATAACAGTATAGCGTTTTCAGCCGTCGCGATTTCATCGTCCAGGTCCGTAGGCTCGGCCTTAGTCCGACCCTCTACCGAGCGGTCGTGGTCCACAAAAGAGGAAAAGCTAACCAGGCCCTCCCAGCGAGCTTTTGTCATAGCCCCGATAACCCGCTTATAATGCTGGAGCGAGTTAGTCATTCCCAGGGCTACCAAACGGTAATGTAAAGCCCTAAGCGTAAGCTCAGAGCCGTAGTTATTTATTATTGGGAGGGCACGGTCTATTATCCAGGTCCGGGTAAACTCGTCTACTTGTCTCATTTTTCGCTCGTTTTCGGGGTTTTCCCGAGAATATTATCGTTAAATATTTCCGTTAATTCGTTATTAGCTCTAGCTACCTCGAGGGCCTGGCCGATCCGTTCCAGGTGGGCGTTAATCAGGATAACGTCGTCAATATGTGGTAGGGTTGTAGGCTTGCTAAATCTATATTCAATAGTAGGGCCGGCGTGAGACATTAGCCCTCTTACTCTATAGCGAATTTCAGTAACTTGAGGATGATCCTCGAGCGGGTCGGGGCTGGGTAAAAAACTTACAGCCACTACGGCCGTACATTTAACCAGGTCCATAGATACGATAGTTAATTTTCGTTTATTCTCTGGACGGTTAAAGTCCGGGCGGGAATCAATCGCCGGGGGAAGGGGAGAGGTCCTTTTACTAAAAGCGAAATTGTTGCTAGCAAGCATTAAATATAATCGCTCGGCGCGATCCTTGGACGTTACGGCTATGTCTAGCGGGTTTCGATCGCCGGGGTAGGCGTCAATTTCTACATTGTAAACATTTGAGCCGCCGGTAAGGGTTTCCACTACTAGCCGCATATACCGCCCGGTCTCTATTGTGTAAAATTCTAGTGTCTTTCTACTCATTTTAATCCTCCTGGGATTTGTTGTTATTAAATAAGGTCCGCGTTACGGCAAGGGACTATCCGGCCATGCTTAGTATAACTATATTCAAACCGGGGTAACGAGCTATACATCGACGCGACAATCCGGCGGCCGGTCTTACGATCGGGGGACATTCTGGCAAAAATACGGACCGTTACAAAGTTCGGATTATTTGAGGCTTTAAGTCCCCCAATCCTAACCCGGAAACCTTTCCCTACTGGTTCCGCGTAAACATCATAGCGATATTTACCATTTTTAAGCTCTGTACGTTCTATAAAATAATTATATTTATCCAGCAAAGCGCCCCGCTCGTCGTAGTGATCTATTCGCTGGGCTGGGGATTTTGTGTAATCTACTGTTACCATTATTAACCTCCTGGGTTAGTGTTATTAAAGTTCGAGAGGGAACCGGTGGCGACGGCTCCGGGTGGCGTGTCCTCTCTATATCTATCATAAATCATAAGTAAAAATATATTCGTCGGGTATAAGAGTCAAGAGAAAAGTATAATTTATTATACAGGATTACGTATACAAATACCGGGCCAAATTACCCGGATAGCCTGGCACGATTTTTGTACTATCCCTCTGGATTATGTATAATTTACTATACAATTTACCGAGGGAAAATCGAAAAAGTCGAGGCATAGAGAGACTTATACGTTAAAAGGGAGGTTCGGCCGTAAGCGGCCATTTAGGCGGCTTAAAAGCGATTTTAGATATTTATTTGGAATAGGTAAAAACAGGGGGCCGGATTAACAGCATTTACCAGCCCCCCGTCGCCGTTCGCCAGGAAATATTTAGGTAGAACTTTCGATTGATACTACTGGATAGCGCATTTGGTTAGTACCGCCGGCGGCCGCTTTCATAGAAATAACTACAGCCGCGAGACCCGTCGAAACGCCGGTAATATCTACCGTAATAGTATTCTCTACCCATATACTCTCGGATTGCCCGGACAGGTCTAACTCTGTAGTCTGCCCACCGGCTACGATCTTGATTACCGAGGTATTAGTATCCCATTGAGCCTCGAAAGTAAAACTGACTGTATTATCGGAGGGTCTTTTATAGAAATAAACCTTAATTTTTTCGACGTAAGCCGCGCCGGTCTCTTGCCAGGCTGTATATGCTCCCGGAGTCTGAGCAGCGGCCGCGGCGGCCGCTTTCATTTCATCTATAATCGTACGGTAATTTGATGGACCCGCCCCGCCTATTAACCGATCCAGCTTTAGGAGGGCGGCGGCTACTGTGCTAATTGTAGTTAAATAGGTACTCGAACTAAAATCAAACGAATTATCAGCAATTCCCAGGGCCGTGCCTAAGGCTTGTAATGCTTGCTCTGTTTGCGTACCTGTGAAATATCCCCCGGCGTCTTTTATTGGTAATGACTCACTATTTATATTACCGCCCCCGGTTCCCCAATTGACATGCTCGTTATCAATTGAATCAGCAACTAAATGCTCAGAATCAACGGAATCGTCCGCTATCTTAGTTCCGTCAATTGCGTCGGCGGCAATCTTCGCCGTTGTTACCGCTTCGGCGGCAATCTTCGCCGTCGATACCCCCAGGTCTTTAATATGGAGATCGCTACTAAATTCTAAGCTGGAATCGTCGGCGTCTCCCTGGACCAGGTTGTCGTCCGTTACCAGATAAATATCATAGTATTCATCCTGCCAACTCGCTTTTATTTTAAGCCGATATTTAGCCGACTCACTAATAGTAAAATAATAGGTCCCGTCGTTATTAGGGGTCACTACCAGAGAAGCGTCGAGAACCCCGTTTTTATAAACCTCAAAGTCTGACGCGACTAAGTTGGTGGCCAGGCCGCCAACCTCATAAACCGAAAAAGATACTCGACTACTCATATTATACCTCCATTATAACTTTATTGTAATAATAGTAAGGTTAATCCAGCTCCTATTTATAACCGGTGGCCAGGAATATTTTACTATTTTTATAAATTTACTATTCATTTAAGGACCGATTACCGGAGCCGTTAAATAAACAGCGCCATTAAATACCTGGCGGATCGTCCAAAAATCATCGGGATTAGGAATATGACCGATAAGGCTTTTACCGGCAACACTTAGGGTAATAGTATCTATATCTCTCATATTATTTTCGCGGCCTCCCTTTAACTCAATAACATACACATGGTAAGCTATCGGAATACTCTGAAAGCTTAACATAATAATAGAAGCGTTAGCGATACTAAGTATATCCTCGTAGGTATCTGTATCAACCTGAGTAAATTCCATTTCCAGGGTTACGCGATAGCCTTTTTTTACTATTAATAATTCGTCATTAATATTTGTATAAACTTTCTGGACTAATTTAGGCCATTCCTTACGGTCCGCCGGAACCGGCAAGGAAATAGTTACTGATTCATTAACCAGGTGGAAAGCCGGGACTCCCGTACCGAAAAAAGCCATTACTATAACCTTTCTATTAGTTTGTATTTGTAAGGTTCATAAGATTTTATTGGTATTTGAATCTCTAAAACATAAAATTTTTCTCCGTCTATTTCTACTCTATAGTAAGGCGGGAGAGCTATATTCTGGAGGGTTTCAATAGTTGTCAGAGTTTTCCCGACGTAACTAAATAAATTATTTATATTAGCTTTAATGTCGACCATAACGTCAGAAATATCTAGCTCGTCCTTGTTTTCATCTACCAGGCTATCAAAATGACTGTCTAAGTTTATCGAATGAGTCGGCCCTTTTCCTATTTTGCCCACCCGATAATTTTCCTCCTCGCTATTTACCTCAAAGCCTGGCCGGTAGTCTACCCGGCTCCATTTGGTAATCTTACTTATATCTAAACTGATAGGAGGGTTTAAGGTTAAATTATAAAATAAAACCGGATCGTTTAATTTTATAAAGGTTAGCGGTATTATAGTAGATCCGAGCAATGTAACTAGGCCGGGCGAATAAAAAGAACACCAGCGCGATAATTGTAATATGTCTCGGATCAAGTCCTCGTCTACATCGAGCACGATCGTAGAGACATAGAGGATTCTATAATAATAATTTCTAGTAGGATCGTTCGGATAGGTGGCTCCTACCGCGTCGTAAATTGTTGATAATTTAAAATTGACATATTCCCCCCCCAGGTCGGCCGCATTGGAAATTAGCGGCGCAGCATTACCCGAATCGTAATCAGGATGGTCCCGGCGATATTTGCCGGTTAAACTATGTTTGTAGGTCGCCTCTACTCTGTAAAAATCGCTATTTTTATCCTCCAGATTCGCGGTACAAACTAAGCGAACAATAAGCTTAGACTTTGTTACTATAGCATAAAATAGAGAAATATCTACGCCTGTATTATCCAGGGCTGTTTTTAATATCGTAAAATTAATTTTCGGAATTTTAAAGCTAGCCAATGGCCAGCCGGCGGATATTTTTAAATAATCCATTTTAGTAATATATTCCGCTAGATTAACCCCGCCGGAACCGGTGGCGGATACCATTACTTTTACCATTCCGACCCGTCTACTTCTTGGGAGGCCGGCCTAACTTGCTCCTCGTAAAACTCTATTCCGTCGATTTCACTACGAATATTGACAATCGGAGCTATTTTTTTAAGGTCCCTGTTAAGTATTTTTATTTCTTTAAGCATTAACCCGAATATCCCGCCCGATTTACCTAAGGGAATTACAGCCTCGGGGCCGGCTCCTGGTTCGGCTATAGTGGCCCCTCCCTTTAAAAATGGGCTGAATACTGGCTTAGTAAATATAGCCCCCTCCCCAAATTTTCGGGATTCAACCATAGCTATTTTAGCCATACCCCCGGCGTAGGCCGCTATAGATAAGCCTTTAGCAAAGATTACATTACCAGGGGGAGGGATAGGGGATTTTAAACCGGTCTCATAGGCTTTTTGAGCGGACGCGATTGTACTCACAAAAATTTCAAACTGAGCGAGCCGCTTAGATATTAGGCTCGTTTTTTTACCGAAAGCCTGAGATAAAGCGACAAGTCCCCCTAGTCCCTGGGCGGCCAATTCATACATAATTGTATTACTCTGGCGTTTTATTTCCGCTTTTTCGTC